CTGTGGCAAATGCAGTCAGGTAATGAGACAATTGCGCGTGTTGCAGTGCCACTGCTGCTGGAGCAAGACCAGGCCCAACATCCTCCACAAAGCTTGGCTCACGAAAATACACAATGTCATCAATCGTCCATGGCCCATACAGACGACCATTGAGAGTCTGTGACCAAATCATTCCTCGATACGGATCATAGATGTCTGCTTTCCCTTGGTCAAAAAACCATGTGGTGTTCGCAGGATTTAGACAGATAAAGCCAGTCAGTGTACGGCCTTTGACCACACGAAGCCAGTAAGCTGCGCCAAACACAAGCAAACTGCGCTCAGTATCCTTGATGAGCTGTGGCACATTCATCTGCCATGGCCATTCGACTGGCTGATTATTGCGTGTCAGCTGAAATGGCACACTGGACAAAGCATCTGCGCGCAGATTGACTGCGCGATAGAGCATGGGCACCAATCGATACGCATCAGCTGGAGAATACAGCTTTCCGCTTCGATTCATGGCTTCTAGCCATCCATTTGGATACTGAATTGGCATTATGCAAAACTCCATTCTATCTTTGGCGTGCTGAGCATACCTACTGCACCACTCACTGCGTCCACATAGTCATCATGTGGCGCATGAGGAAACGCCACAGTCTCATCTAAAAAATCTCGGACCCATGCGCCAGCAACGATGCGCACTGCACCTGCTTCAGCTCTTCCTGCCCATGGCATAGCACGCTGAATTTTATCACCTCGCACATCGATTCCGCGAAATGGCACAGATGCCAATTCTGGCAGTCGTCGCAATTCCTGCACAGCAGCCAGACCATTCATGGCTTTTTCAATGCCATGTGTGGTGTCTGTCTCACTGCGCATGATCGACACCATGACACGTCGCACATCTGGCCATTCTGCGCGCATGTGGATGCCATCAGCAATGTACAGCACACCTTCATGCAGACAGCATCGCACAGATGCAGTGTAGTCTGCTGACTGCTTCGTTGATGTGGCTAAATCCCAATACCGAAACCATTTGGTGCCATGTGGACGCACATCAGTGAGTCTAAGCCATTCTCTGCGAAACAGTGTGCCAATGGGATCAGTGAATTCGCCATCTACTTCTTGTCGATACATCTCAGATGTCATGGACTGGCGCAGTGTGGCAACGAATGTGTCATCCAGAAAGAAATTGTCTGTGGTCTTGCTTCTCACTGTGGCATAGTCTTTGTGATCGCCAGTGAAAAGCTCATAGACCCAATCTTTTCCTCTTGGAGTCGTCGTCATCCATGCTCTACCTGGAGATTCTCGCAATGTCGCAATGGACAATGGCCAAATCTCTGCATCCATCATTGCGACTTCGTCGAGCCATAGCCATCCAGCATTGGCACCTCGCAAACGATCTGGATTGTCAGCACTGCGAAAGATGATGCGTCGATTGCCAATCAAACGCAATTCCATTTCACTCTTATTCCATGCAGTCACAATGCCTGCCTTGGCAGTTAGTTTCAGAATGGTTTCCATGGCACCAAGACGAAGCATGGGATAGGTAGGTGCAACGACCAGACCTGTCGTGTCTTTGGGCTGTCGCAGTGCTTCGACTGCACCAGCACGTGTTTTTCCAGATCCACGACCACCTACAAACAAACGAAATCGCGCATCATTGGCCCAAAACGTTTTTTGTGGAGACGTCTGTGATGTGTGGCGAATCGTCGGTGCTGAGATCGATGACGTAATCTGTTGGTGTGCTGGTACTAATGACATGATGATTGTCTCGATATTTCCATGGACGCAATCCCTTCAATAAGAAAATCAGAAGCACATCACTGCCTGCCTTGGCTCTATCGCGTGCGATGCCTTCTAATTCATCAGCGCCATCATCTTCTGCATCGCTCAGTGCCTGGCGAAACTCATCATCTACGTCGCGCAGTTTGTACACAGCACGTCGAGAAACTCCAGCCAACAGCAATGCCTGCTTTACATTGCCAGTCTTGGAGTATGCGCGCAGGAATGGCACTGCCCACAATGGACGATTAGGAAGATTGTATTCCGCTTCTTTGCGTTTGACGATTGTCATCGTATCGACTCTGAAGATACAAAGCGCAGAAGCACATTCACAATAGCAAGAGCGTATGCGATCTGTGGCGCAATTTCCTGCACCTCAGGCCATGCTGCAATCGTTGCCAAAATCATGGCAATTAGAGTGAGCAGATTAATCCAAACCGTCTTACTGCGAAACCATCTTTTCATGACAATCCTCCCATTCTAAGCCATGCGAGAAACACCATCCATGCGCCACCACCGACAATCATGACAAGATATACCTGTTGCTCCAAACGCGCAATGCGTTTCTCAAACTCTTTAAAATTAGCATCTCCAGATTCTAATCGTTGCAAAATCATGTCTTGCTTCGTCTCTATTCGCGCAAGCTTTGTTTCTACAGTCTCACTCATGACTATTTCCTTGGTATGCTCTAAACTCTGTGCGAATGACATCCATGTTGATTGCTGATCCTGGACACGTCTTTCGCGCAGCTTGGTATTCTCGATGGCCTTTGAGCGTGTCAGATGTCACAGTGATTTCATGCCATGCCATCAGTGCCAGAGTCGTTGCGCGCACCATGGTGTGCAAATCATCTGGCCATGGTCGCACATCGTAATCACCTACGACTTCGATTCCCCACATCGACGCATTCCCTTTGAAATCACTGCAGTGAATGCCTGCGACATTTAGTGGACACATCTGCCAGATGCCATCATTTTCCTGCTTAGGCGATCCCACAGCAATGAAAAGATGTGGGCCACCACGCCATCCCATAGCTTGATATCGAGCGCTCATTGCGTCCATGGTACGTTTACCATTCCATTGGCTTGGTGTCGGTCTCCATGTGTGATGAAGCACGACACCTTTTGCCCATGGTGCAACATCTGGATTATGCCTGTCGAGATGCATGCGAAATTCTGCGACAGTCTTCCATTGCATCAGTGCATATGCATACGTCATTAGCGAACACCTTGCCATCTTTGAATCTTATTCATGAATGTTGTGCCATTTTTGCGATTGACAATGAAAAACAATTCATTGCCGATCACAGTGATGTTGCCATGTGCATCTTCAACAAACTGAATCAATTCCCATGGTGCAATAATTGTTTTGCGATACCAAAGATGAATTGCGAATTTCTTGCTTGGTATCAAATGTGATCCCATGGATGTCGCAAACCATTGACCAGCTTTGTCTACCTGCACAAAAGTTTGTGTGGCAGTGTATGTGCCACCAGGAATGCCAAGCTCAGTCGCCAATGGGATTGGTATTGGTGCGTTTGTCATGGTGTTCCTTCGCAGATGCATTGGCTTCTGCTTTCATTATCGCATCACTGTCAAGAATTCATTGCTGCATCCTTGGCAGTGTGACACCAGATTGGTCTTGGTATTTTCCTCGCTTATCAGCGTATGTCACTCTTGGACGATGGCCACGAAAAAACATGACCTGCGCGATGCCTTCATTGGCATATATCTTCACAGGATTCAGCGACGCATTGTGTATCTCAATGGTCAATTCACCTCGCCATTCGGGCTCCATTGGTGTGCAGTTGATGATGAGACCACATCTGGCATACGTTGATTTTCCAACAACGATGCCAATGACGTCTTCAGGCATAGCAAATTTCTCAACACTGCGACACAGCACAAACTCTCCTGCACCGATCACATAATCTTTCTGTTTGTATGTGCGCACAGACATGGCATCGAATGCGTCGCGATTCTTCGGATCTACTGTGTCGTTTGCGTATTCCATCCATTCGTCTGCAACACGCATGTCATAGCCAAACGATGTCAGACCATAGGAAATCACATCTGGACGACTCTCGCATGGTGCGAAATTCTCAATCATGCCTGCGTGTGCCAGTCGCTCTATCTCGACGTCATTCAGAATCATTCGAAGGCCTTCCATGCTTGACCATAGTGATGGTCACAGATCGTGTTGACTGCATCTGCGTAATGTCGAATATGGCTTTGCGCAGTGCTGTGTGTGCGCAGACTGACGAAATGCTTTAATGCCTGCTGTGATGCTGTCCAGTAGAAACGTGTGTACACTGCCAATGGCAATGCCATGCGTGCTTCTTCGCGAGACATACCATGCGCAATCAGGTAATGATAGTGGAGCATAGATGTCTCAATGGATTCGCGCAATTGTATTGCATGCAATTCGTCCATTGCATCTGCTGATCCTTGCTTGCTCACTGAGCTTTGAAAATGGACGACATCAGGATAATACGCATTCAATATTTCGCTGTATCTCTGAGAAACCTCATTCCATCCAGTATCGACAAATGCATACGAAGAGCCAACAACATGCTTATACCATTGTCGTGCCACAAACTCTGGACACGACACCATCAGTGTGACTGGCGAATGACGGAATGGAGACCAGTGCCCATCTTTGGCCAGACGCGCAATCAATCGCGCATCCTTCTCAGGATCATGCGCACCATCTTTGTCGTAGCTTACTCTTGCAGCATCAGTGATTTTCTCTGATGGATTGACGGTCATCCAGTCTACCAATTCAACAAATCCGTGTTGATTATCAACATCGATTTTCATGCGCGTTTCTCTTCTTCCTCTTTGTATACCTGCTTCTGCAATTGCTCAATCCTCACAGTGATTTGACTGCGCCAGATGTGCAAATCCTGTCGCTCAGGATGCTTGGCAATCTCTGCGTCAATCTCCATGCGCTTCCATCGCCAGAATTCCAAGACCTGCATTGTGCTACTCATTGTCGATTCCCTTTCAATATCGAACAAAGCCCACTAGATATGCGAACATCAAGAAGCACGATAGATACAGCATTGCCATCAGCAGCACAGCAATGCAATATCTCACTGCCACACTGCCTTTCCGTCAATGACGGTCATCCATTGAGACCAGCATGCTTGCGAAGATTTCCAATGCTTCCATCCAGTGCCATCATTCCACAATCTGCGAAATGCTGTGTACTGGTTTTCGTATGAATCCCTTTGCGCATGATCGGTGCCCATTAGCCAGAGATATGTTTTGTCGTTGAATTGAAACAGTCCACCATCATTGGTTTTCGATCTGGACTGCGTCGTATATGTGCCATAGTTATGGCCATCGCCAGACTCACATGAGATGATGGCTAATGCTTCGCGAGATACTGCGAATGGCACTACTCGACAGTCACTGCCTGAACACAGCAGATACCAGAAAAGCACTATGGTTTCCATCTTCGTTGCTCCAATGCCATACCTACGACAATCGCCACAGTCGCAGTCGCAAAACCAAGCACGCATCCTGCGATAAACTCAATCACTCTGCACCTCTTCTGCTAATGCTTGCAATTCCTCGACGATGTCTTCTAATATCAGTGCCAGTGTGGCATCAATCCTGCTTCCTCGTGTCACTACTTCGTCTTCCTGATCGTCTGCTTTCTCTCGCACCATCATCCATCTTCCGCTTTGAGCGACGTCGATTCGGTACCAATAACGTCCAATCAATTTCCGATAAATCGTACGCATTGCGCAGAATCTCCATCATGTCCATGGCTTCGTCTACTGTGCGCATGACGACTGCTGGATATTCAGACCATTGTGCAAAGAATTCTTTTTGCTTTGCGCTCAGCGATCCCTTTGGAGATTTTACTTCTACACAGAAGAGCGTGCCACGATAGCCACAGAGTAAATCAGGTATGCCACCACCAGCATTACTCAGGTCTGCGACCAATGCGCCAGAGTATGTCAATGCAGCCACAATGGCCTTGTGATTTTGGTCAAGCTGCTGGCGAAACCTTGGTATATATCCCTTGCTCATTTCTGCACACCTTCGCCAGTGAATGCCAACATGATTTGAATCAAATCCCGATCACTGCTTCGTGTTTTCCATTGACGCCATTTCGATGCCAGCATTGCGAATTCTCCACCTTGCACAATGCTGGCATCGAGTCGCACATTGAAGCGGTCAATGGCATCCTTGCGCTTCATTGCTGTACCTGGCCCATACGCAGATGATGCGCTTTCCATCATGGAGACAAATCGCTGTTGTGTGTCGATCTGCGATGTGCGCAGTGCATTGCGCCATGTGGTTTCTAATTCGTCTACTTCATGCGCCACAATGGTCAGTGAGCCAGATACATCTTTCCTGCACAATGTGCAAAGCTGTGGATATGGTGTGGCAGTATCCATGGCACGCATGCAACACAAGCACAGTGCAGGCCCATTCTTTTTTATAGTTGGACTGTTGTCGGTTTTGGTATCCATAAACAGATCACCTTTCTCTCGCTTAGCCATTTTCTCTTCCTTCAGTGTGCAATAAGACATTAAGTAGGTATACTTTTTGTAAAGTATGTACATGAAGAGAATATAGTAGAAACTCTTGGAAAAAATAGTGAGATGATGTCTTAATGCACACGCTTATGCTTCACCTCGACGCATTTGACTGCGCGACGGTCGTGCTTCTTCTGGTGCAGTGCGAAACTCATCCAGCATACCAATGCCAAACATCGAAGAGCGATTATGCGAGACTGCACCAGTCTCTGCATATCGTGTCAGCAATTGCTGCACAAGCCATCGTTGCGATTTGAATGCTGCACCTCTTTCGCCTTCGTCTTCTGACCATTCTTTCCATGCATCGTAAAGCGTGTGCTTACTGACGACAGCAGTCAGATTCATGATGCATCTCTGCTGGATGAATCGCGCAACGATGTCTTCTTCTCCACGGTATTCTGTCGTTGCCTTCTCGACGGCTTCGCATGAGCCAAGGCCGTTCTGATACCAGAGATGTGCGCCAAAGATCATCCATTGCAGGATGGCTTCAGATTCTTCATGGAACATGGCTTCCAATTCTCTTGGATCTTTTCTCTGAGCTTCTGGAATGGTCGCAGTGAATGGCAGAATGCGCAGTCTGCGCCAGATGCCCACATCGAGACCTGTGATGCGAGGTTTATGATTGCCAGTAATCCAGAGTGTGTGCGACGGATTGAAGACGAATGGTTTTCCATAGAGTGTGCGCGCAGTGATCGCATCGCCACCAGTGATGTCTTTCACTCTGGATTCATTGAGTTTTCTGCCTTCTGGCATCTCTGAGGCCATGGCGAATCGTTTTCCTACCAATGCAGCAATCATTGGTGTCGCGCCTTCGCCATCTTGTCTGTGGTCAAGCAATGCTTCGATGGATGATGTGGTGCCATAGTCGCCAGCAATGATGCTCAGTGCCTTCATGAATGACGATTTGCCATTTGCACCATTGCCATAGCAGAAGAAAAGACAGTGTTCGTCTGTAGAGCCAGTCATGGTATATCCGACGGCCTTCTGCACATAGTCTATGAGATCGGTATCGTCTTGGAAGACTGTGCGCAGGAATGTCTGCCATTTCTGCGACATGGGAATTTCTCGATAGTTGACATTGACTATCTTTGTCAGCATCAGTGTGGCATCGTGCTTGATGACGGTCATGGTACGCAAATCGACGACGCAATTGGCGCAGTTGAATAGCCATGGAGAGGAATCGAATTCTGCTGGCTTTGCGACGAGATATGGCTGAGCTTCTGCAATCATGCCATCAATGCGCGATGTGGATTCACTCTTCAGTGCCCATTTGGCCAGATCAGCATTGATGGCGAGATTGCCACCAGCTTCTTTGTACATGTCGAGTACGACTGCGTGTGCCAGTCGCTTCACTGCATGGACGTCGGTATGCTCCCATCGTTGCCCATTCCAGACAATCCATGCTTTCCATTCTGGCACGTATCGCAGTTTGTCTTTTGTTGCATCCACCAGTCTTTTTCCATTGCCAACATCTGTGTGATGGTATGGAGTATCGATTGTTGCAACATCGTCTGTCTGAGAGTCTGTCAGTGCTGCCTGTGACGATGTTTTAACTGGCACTGATTTCTCTGATGGCCTTGGTATTGGCAATGGCGCTTTTCGGCCATAGCCAATACCATCCATGATTGCTTTGCGCTCTTGTCGCTGCGCACCAGTGCGAGGAATCTGCGCACCATACAGCATGTCAGTAATCTGGTCATCTGAGAAGAGAGAAAAGCCAACAGACTCTGCACCAGCAAGATAGCCACCAATCAGACGACCTGCGCGAATGCGTGTCTCATGGCGATCACCTTCAACAGCATTCGCCACCATGCGTATGCATGCGTCGATGCGTCTCTGCATCACCTCTTTTACCCATGCGTGTGGATAGTCTGCATTACTTGGTGCGACATTTGGCAAAGGTTTGGATGCTTTGTCTGCATCAGTCAATTCATCAATAAGCCAATTCACTGCATCTTGGATGTCAGTCAATTCTTCTGTTGCACCTTCAGTGAGATTCTCAGTGAATGTGAAATACCTGGCAGTTTCGTATATCTCTAC